TCCAAATGTAGGTGCCGGGCGTGTCGTTCAGGTTGTCTCTCGCCGCATACTGTCGAGGGCCGTACGCCGGCAGGACGAATTGGCCTCCCGGCGGTGTGATGGGCGTCGTATACGATGGGCTGAGATTGACCGATATCCCACTACCGATGTCATTAAGCACGAGATGGTCTTTAAACTCTATGCTTCTAACTTCAGTAGACAAAAGGGCTATGACATCATATGTGGAAAAATTCATCACATAAGACCAATAAGTGTTGGCGTCATAGTCTGGCATTTGATACGTGGTCATGAGATGCCTCAGCGGGTCTCGGGAAACAGCGCAAACGAAGCTGCCGGGCGTGAAGAAGTCGGAATTTGTGCCTTGCGTGAAGTCGTGGAGCTCCACCGCAAATGGGTTGGCGACCGCCGTCTCTCGCTCATCCCACGGATCAGGGATCCGGGCTGAGTACGACATAGGCAGTGCCACAGACCTTGCAATGAAACTCGACAGGGACGAAGCTAGAAGCGCATGTCTCTGAGGGGCATGACGCGTACGAGCGGATCTCGATACTGTCGACTCTTGCCTCGCGCGGCGAACCTTCTTCAACTCCCTCCGCAACGCGTTGACATTCTCCGATTCGTTGGCGGTCTGCCTTGATTGGTGAATGCCATTGACGTGCGAGGTTTTCTTGCCTCCTCCTGTAGTCTCTTTTGTCATGGTTAGCTTTGCCGACGGTTTGACGGGTCCCGTGGCTTTTGCTGATTTGTTGGGCATTGAAGCGGATGATTTTGCAGAGAGTGTCTATTTCTGCCCCAGCGGGGCGTCATCAGTCCGCTAGAGAATTGCTGGTTTTTAGCCAGGCTGGAGTACAGCAGGCGCGTATGGGTGGGAACGCGGGGTCCGAGAGCCTCCCGATTAGGGAGGACTTTGGCTAAGATTGTCATTTTAGGGACGACTTACCACTTGGCCGCTAATTCGTAAGGCGGCGTGCCATTTGAGGGACGGCTTACCCGCTCGTCATTTTGGTCGGTTGACGAACCGGACTGGCGTGGACTAGAGGTCATCAACCTCAAAGATCCGATCCATCACCGGATCAGAAATCGTTTGAGGGAGTCTGTATGTTTGACCAATCTTGTGCTCAACCCGCAACATGTCTTCGGGGTGCACACCATATATTCTTGAAAACTGGTCATATGTGTCCGCAGTCATACCAGCCTGTGGGCGTGAACTCTTGGCCCTTGCCTCGTCGAAACCCCTGATCTCCACTGGGGGCGGGAGGATGCGCGCTCGAGCCGCGTGAGGGGCGGTGATTTTGAGCATGGTAAACGACATGGCTCGCAAAATCGGAACAAAGGAGTAAGCTTTGTAAGTCGCCTCCGCGATCTGATAGGCGCGTACCAATGGCTGTGCGTCGGGAACGCGTTGCCAAAAGAGTTTGTACGCGCGTCGACCAATCGTCGGGCCCCAGCGAATACCGTGAGTAGTGTGCCAAGGGCGGCAGCCCAAAAAGACGCTCTCGTCGAACCTGTCGCGAACATTGCCGACCGCCTTGAAACCGCCTTCGCGAAATGCGCGGGTCAGAGGGCTGTCGCCATCAGGGGCGAAGTCGGCTTTGATCAGCCGGGGCAAGATTGTGAGTGAGTCGTCTCCCATCGTAACGAGGCGCATCATCTCTAGGACTGCTGCCACCGAATCGGACGGGGTGGTTATGAGTTCAGCCATGCTCAAGGTGTGGCCCGGGCAAATCAAGACACGAATTGCACTCACCGCTTGAAGGAAGGTGTTGACGAGGCCGTTGATGAAGGCCGTGTCATCGCGTCCGCTAGCATTTGCGTAATCTGCTTGAAACCTCATTCCGGTACGAGTCCGGCCCTTTGGCTTCGCCCATGCCCACCAGATCTTGCCTTCGCGGGAGTCCCGGGGTGGAAAGCCCATGAACCTGAGGATCTTCCAAATGAAGCTAAAAACCCCTTTCTGATATGATGCGTCCATTTGGCTGATGTCAAGCTCCAGGGGAAAGTGATCCGCCATGGCCGATGCCTTCTCAGCCCACTCATCTAACATTTCGGGCGTGTCTCCTCCCGCGTAATGGAGGGGGCTAGAGGCGGGGAACCAATGTTTCAACAGCCCCGTTGCCGCGCAGAGCCATGGACCTAAAATGACATGGGAAATGACATTGGGCGACAAGATGGAACGCGGGTTGGCCGCTGGACAAGTGCTTGGGCCGGTGCCTGAAACGGAACTGTGTGTTGGTGGGTAGCCATTTGCGGCGCTCTCCTGTTTCTGGATCGCCTCAAAACCACTCGCCGCCCGAACACTAACGAGGTGTTCCTCATCCTCCCTTTTAGCTCTAAGGAAAGCGGCACGGCGCCCAGGCGGGAACCTTGCCAGCCACTTGTCGAAGTCCATCTTCTTCAGCGTTCTTCGTTGAGCGTTGGGGCAGATCACGGACCTGTGGGCCATGAACACGGAGTACATGTCTTTCCAAAACCCGGCTTTCTCGGGCACTGGTTTGGCAGCGAGGTTCCGGTATTTGATCGCGGTCTCCAAGTTGTGAGCGGTCTTACGGAACACAACGGGTGTAAGCGGGAACCCGATGCCATAAAGCGCACCGACATTCACGTTGCCACTGTACTCGTACCTCTCATCATCCCACCTCGTGGGCGGGCGAGCCTTGTAATAAAAAGACGCCTTGGGATCTAAGGGTTTGGGCTTGGGTGTGGCATTGATGTGACCAATGAAGGCTTCATTGTTATGACACCCGGCATCGAGTCCCCTGCCAGACATGGACAATCGTGCGGTTTCCGTGGCGCACCTGGACTTGAGGATGAGGTCCCAGGTCGCTGACCTGCGAAGGCGGAAGACATAATCACAGCCTTCGCACCGACCTTTTCTCCAAGTGAACGTGGCGGGTTGTTGCATGTTACAAACCACGCAATGCCTCACGGCGCGCTCAACGGCGACTCCCCTGGAACGCTTGGTGTAGCCAAGCAGATCATCGCGATCGGCTTCAAAGTTCTGGCGCGCGGTCTCAGCTGCATTGCACGCCGCCCACAGCCTCACAAGCACGTTGCTAGGGTCGGTATCAGGGACCCAAGAACCTG